TAAATCTACTTTTTTATTTATAAAACTATTAGCCATTAATTTAAAAAGAAGTTAAATGCTTCTACCTCATCTTTTAGATCTTGTTGATATGTTGTATTTAATTTTTCTACTATAGCATCAAGATCTCTAGTTTGTGACTCTGCTACTGTATAATCATATTCTTGAGAAGGTCTAGTTATAACTTGTGCTATCTTTGCCATTATCTACGTCCATCTGGTTGAATATCTAATCTAAATGTTCCTAATCTCCAACTTTGACTTGTTGATGTGTTTTCTACTTTAAGTGCAATGGCTCTTGCTCTTGCGCGCGTATCAACTTTTTGTGTTGACGATGTAATATCAAAAGGACCTAAAGATGAACTTGCTGCTGTATCATTTGGAAAATCTCTTAAATTTAATGTAATTCTAGTTGTTCCTGTTTGTGATATAAAGTCAGGTATGAATCTTCTTATCTTCATTAAAAATTCACCATCTCCTCTAAGATCAGCTGCACCTGTGGTTTGACCTGTAATACTTCTTCTTTGACTTATATCATAATCTCCAGATAATATGTTAGCAGTTATGGCTGTGACTGTACCGTTTCTATTTTGATCAGTGCCTATTTCATGTTCATAGTAACTTGTTCTACCATCTGTATTTCCTATTACATCAAATGATGTATCTGTGTCTGCATCATACTCTGTTGCATGAGGGGTTCCAAAAACAGCGGAGTCTCTCCACATAGTTCTAGCTAACGTGCCTATGGTCCACACTGGTCTTTGTGGTGATGAATCAAAATAATTATATGTAACTTGTCTATTTACAACAGAAGATGAAGCTGTTGGATAAAACCAAGTAACCTCACCAAAAAGATTATTTAATCCAGCTGATATCATTTGGTTACCAGAATCAATATTTATATCTCCATATACAAAATCTTCTACTAAACATGGTAAGGATTCTAATTTACCAGCGTATCTAAAGAAACCATTTTCCGACATCCAGTATGCAGCACCATCAACTTCAACACATGCGTTTTGTCCAGCTAATCCACAGTTAGTTCCAACTTGTGAAAAAGCAAACGTAAAAGGTTGACCAACAAAACGTTGTGTAAATAATGCTGTATCAGTCCAAACATAAATTGCATCACGACCTCTAATTGCTCCTCTAATTTGTGATCCATCTGCTAGTCTTTGTGTACCAGCTGTATTGGTTGCTGTGGGTGCGTAAGTATTTATATCTTCTTGATCTGAAAATCTTATAAACATATCATCTTGCGTAGAGGGTGTTCCAATGGTTGTCTCTGTTCCAAAGAATACTAAGTGACGATCTGGTGTAGATACAACCATGTGTCTTGATGCAGTTGGTGCCCCAGTTATAATTGTTGCTCTTGTGTCCGTTGCATTTGATAAAGATGAGTCCCAAGAAAAACATGCACCATCATGAATTAAACAAATAGCCTTGTCACCAAAATTATCTAATGACCACATACCAGGTTCTAATATTAAGTCTCCTGATGCAGCTTCACCCCATGCAACATAATCTGATGAGTTGGTCACCGTTGCACCGCTAGAGTGTCCTGATCTCGTAGAGTTTCTAACACCTCTTGTTATACCTGTCAGATTATTTCCAGAAACACCTGTATAAGATATTTCTTCATTACCAACTTGAATAAAATTTGTTCCTGAGTCAGGAAAGTTTGTTGTGCTTGTTAATGTAATAGAAGTTCCTGATCCACCTGTACCGTTAGCATCATCTAATAACGCTCCATTTAAAGTTGTAGTAATCGCAGAAGTGTCCTCACCTCCCCAAGATCCTAATCCCCAACCAAACCCTTTTGCTTGAACAGCTGGACCCACGGTATAATATTTTTGCACTCTAATACCTCCTGATGTTGTGGCACCAGAACCTGTTTCGTTAGACGGCATCGTAATAGTAAGAGTAGTTGTTGTTGGGGTTGTAGCAACCATAAATTTTTTATCGTTAAAATCAGATGCACCAAAGTTAGAATTAGTTATGGCTGTGAAATTATCTAAAAGCATGATGTCTCCAGGAGCCATACTGTGACCACTGGAAAAAGTTAGTGTTACTGTTGGTGATCCGTTAGTTGTGGTAAATGCGTTTGTAAGTGTGGTTGTTGTTTGAATAGGATGTATGTCATAAAACACACCTCCTGAATAAGCATATAATATTCTGTTTGTGCCTATAATAGCGTATCTTCTACCTAAACTATTAACATAGTGATGTAGTCCTCTACCAGCCCCTGTAAGCTCATTTTCATTTTGAGTTCCTAGTTGGTTCCAACCACCTATTTTTTCAGGTATACCATAACGAAATCTAACGTTATCACAATCTATCCATTGGCCTTCTGCTCCTGTGGGTGTGATTTGTTTATTAATACCGGGTTGAAATCCTATCTTTTGTAGCATATAATGCCTTATATATTAAATTTTTAAAGAATGAAAGTAACATAAAAATGGACCATTTGGAAGCTATTGTCGAGCTAAAAAATATAGTGTCTTTTAATTTTATAAATAAAATTATACCTTTAATAGATAAAAAAGCTAACGAAAATTTATCTATTAGATTAGGTGTGGATACTAATATAAGAAATGTTAAAGGCTATCATTTAAATTTTCAAACACCCACGAACATGTTTTATTGGAATTTTATAAAGAAAGAAATAGAAAATATGTACATTCATTACAAATCAAAATTTCCTAAAATGATAAGTAATAAAATTAATCAAATAGATTTACTAAAATATAAACCAGGAGGTGAATATAAAGTTCATACAGATCATTTTTCAACTGCTCCTAGACATTTAAGTATTATTATAAATTTAAATAATAATTACGAAGGTGGAGATTTAGTTTTTTTAGATCAAAAAAATTTTGAAGTTAAAAGATTAAAATTAGATAAAGGATCTATCGTATTTTTTCCAAGTAATTTTATGTATCCACATATGATAGAACCTATTACAAAAGGGACAAGATATAGCATAGTTGCATGGCTACAGTAAATTATAAATTATTAAAAAATTTTTTTAATGCAGATGAATTAAAAGTTTATCAAAAATATTGTTATAATAAATTAGATATAAACGTAGACTATAAAATTGATCCACAATCTTTCTCACCTTCATGGTACGATGATCCATTAATGAACTCTTTACTAGATATAAAATTACCAATAGTCGAAAAAGAATCTAATTTAAAATTATTTCCAACTTATTCATATTGGAGATATTATGTATTTGGTGCTACATTATCTAAACATACAGATAGACCATCTTGTGAAATATCTATAACTGCTTGTATAAAAAAATATGATGATTGGCCTATCACGATTGAAAAAACTTCTTTTGAATTAAATGAAGGAGATGCTGTTTTGTATGCAGGTTGTGATCAAGAACATTCTAGACCAGGTGTTTATAAAGGAGAGGGAATGGCACAAGTGTTTTTTCATTACGTAAATAGAAATGGTCCTTACACTAAACATGCTTATGATAGATACAAAAAAGAAACAGGTAAATCAGAATGAAAAGTCAAACTATTAAAGTAGATAATGTATTTCCACATTTTGTAGCTATAAAAAATTTAAATTTAATAAATTTTAAAGTTGTTGGAAAAGACTTAAAAGAAACATTTGAATCAAATATAAAAACATCTCTTAACGGTAGCACTTTATTTGATGAAAATTCTATAAATTATTTAAATATAGAATTAAGAGATATATTAAGTTATTTATTAAAACCTTATTGTAATAATTTTACTTTTAATGTTAATGGAATTTGGATTAACAAATATAAAGATAAAGATTATCAAGGAGCACATATTCATCCTAGTGACTTTTCTTTTATTATATATTATAAGATAAAGAAATCTTATACGGTATTTAATTCACCAGTTAAGAATTTATTAGAAATGTTTAATAGTAAAATATTTTTTAAACACTATGAGCCTGAATTAAAGCAAGGGGATATAATAGTATTTCCTTCTTATTTAGAACACTGGGTAAGACCTAATTCTGATAATATGACAATTGCAGGAAATATAAAAATAATAAATATAAAGGAGAAAAAATAAAATGGAAGAAAGAAACGTAAATATAAATAATTTTATAGGAGTGTACGATAACTATATTACAAAACAACAATGTGATATGGCTATTAAACTATATCAAGAGCAAGACAATTTTAAAAAAACTTTTAGTAGAATCTCTACAGAAGATCAATCTATATTACAAAAACAAGATCAACAATATTTTGCTCATGGGGGTAATATAGAAGTATGGTGGAAATCTTTAGATACTTTATTAGCTAATTTTTATACAGCTTGGCAACATTATTTAAAAAATACTGGAGCAGATGGTGCGTACGATTCAGTTGGAAAAAATCCTTTTCATTATTCCTCTGTAAAAATTCAAAAAACTTTACCTACAGAAGGTTATCATATTTGGCATATTGAACACAATAGAGGTTTTGAAAATGAATCAAGAGCTTTTGTATACTCTATATTTTTAAATGATGTGGAAGAAGGAGGCGAAACAGAATTTTTACATTTCTCTAAAAGAGTAAAACCTAAAACGGGTAGAATAGTAATTTGGCCTGCAGGGTTTCCTTATTTACATAGAGGTAATCCTCCATTGTCAGGAGAAAAATATTTATTAACTTCTTGGATGACTCTAAAACCTACGTGATTAAGATAATAGATAATTTTTTTGAAGAGATATTATTTAATAATATAAAAAATCATGTTGTAAATAAATTATTTTATGAACCAAGATATTTGCCAAATACAACTGAAAAAAATAAAGATACTTATTATGGAGGTAGGTTTATTTTATCAAATGATCCGAAGTTGTTAGAAACTTTTATTAAACAATCTGAAAAAAAATTTAAAATTAAAATAAAAAAAGTTTATAAAGACAGTGGTGTAGATATAAGAAATTTAGATCATTTTATACCTCACGTGGATTCAGAGACAGGAGCTAAAATAAATATATTAGTAATGATAAATGGACCCACTGCAGTTACAAATGGAACTGTTTTTTATCAAAAAGGAGAGTTAGATATTCACATAGGATTTAGAGAAAATAGAGCTATTTTATTTCCTTCAAATTGGGTTCATTCTGCCCATGCAACTAACGTGCCTAATTTAAAAAGACACACTGCTAGTTTGTTTATAACGGATTATGAAGAGTAAGATGTAGGTCTTGCACCTTTTTCAGATTCATCTCTAGGATCATTGTCCCAAACAAATTGTAATTTTGCTAAATGAGCTGCATCCCATCTATCAATAAATTCTTGAAAATCACCTAATACAGCGGGATCATAAGTAGAGTGAGGAGTCTCATCTCTATATTCTACTTGGTCAGTATCGACTGATGTTTGATATTGTATTGCCCAAATATTAGAAAATTTAGATTGATTAAAAAAAGCATCATCTGAAGTAATAATATAATGGCCAGCGGCATCACCACTTTGTTTAATAATCATTTTGTCATCCATTACTACTGTCCATGTTGCGTTCGTTGCCATAATTTCTCCTATGTTTTAATAATATACAATGTTGTTACATAAGGTTGTAACACTGATGTTGCATCTCCTGCAAAAGTTGCACTCATATTATGTTGGTGTCCTTGACCTTGTCCTACTGAGTTTGTATCACCAGTTCCTCCACCTTGATGGTAACCTGATCCAATACCGTCTTGATAGTTAGGGGCTCCACCACCTGGATCAGCTCTTGTAGGTACAGGGTGATCGTGAGAGGCTAATTGTGCTGTTGATAAAGTTGCATTAGCTGTTGTTCCTCCAATATCACCAGTTGAAGTTACAGTGTCAGCACCTCCAGTTGATGCCAAAGCTTTATTATTTGATTTTCCAACACATACGTTGTTTTGTAAATCAGGAAGAGCAAAAGTAGATGAACCATCTCCTGCTCCGTATGTAGTTCCTACAACTGCAAATAAAGCAGAATAAGTTGATCTTGATACAGCTGCACCATTACACTCTAAAAATCCAGTTGGTACTGATGAAGAGGACCATGGTACAATAATACCTGTGTTAACCCCTTGTATTCCTGTAAGATCGGCACCATTGAAATTATATTTAGTTGCTTCGTAATTTGACATATTATTTCTCCGTGTAAGTCCATCCTATATTTGAACCAGAATAAACTAATCCAAAAGATGCTCCTTCAGTATTTACCACTAAATCTGATGAAGCGTTAGCTATTTTAGAACTATTTCTACCTACAGTCAACGCGTTAGAATCAAAAGTAAATCTTGAATCTGCAAAATGTACCTCATCTCCAACTGCTGGAGAAGCAGGTAAAGTAATTGTTACAGCACCACTATTTGTATCTACAAATAATTTTGCTCCTGCTTGAACAGTTTCAGCAGCTGTAACAGTTCTCCATTTTCTATATTCATTTGCTTTTTCTACGTTAGTTCCATCAGCATATAAAACATAACAATTCCCTTCACATAAGAGAACTCCTGTGCCAGAGGCAGTTTTAAAAGTTAATGTATAACCAGCATGATCTGTGCCATCGATAACATTATAAACTTTTTCAATACTGTCAGGAACAGTTATTGTTCTATTTGCTGCTAATGTTCCAGTTAATTTTATTGTAGCATTTCTTGCGTTAGATATTGTTGCATCAGACATAGCAAGAGTGACATCTGCTGATGCCGCACTTATTTCTTCATAACCTGCAACTGCTTGTTGTACTAGGTTTAAATTTGTATTTGTTTTTGTTCCCCACGTACCGGCGTTTTCACCGGTCGCCATCAGTTCTAGTTTTAAATCAGACGAAAATGTTGATGCCATATTTTTCTCCTATGCAACGTTACTATAACTTGTATTTGATCCAGTTGCAACATCTGTATATGATGAATTTGAACCTGTGTCAACTGCTTGATATGCTTGAATTCCAAAGCCTGTAGAAGTTCCAAATGCAGCTATAGAAGATGTTGCAGGTAAACCTGTTAATACTATATCAAGAGTAGAGCTAATTGACAACCCTGTTCCAACGCTAGAAGTAGCAGATTGTCCTGTAACTCCCATAACTTGATCTGAAGGATCTATTGATCCAACACTAGACGTTGCAGAATTACCAGTTAATAATATTATAGGATTTGAATTTACAGATATGCCTCCTAAACTTGTTGTAGCACCTATTCCACTTACACCCATAACGTCTGCAGGAGATAAAGCTCCCTGTGAAGATGTTGCAGATTGACCTGTAACACCCATTACATCTGCAGGTGATAAAGTTCCTTGTGAAGACGTTAACGATATTCCAGATAAAGTTAATGATACATTTCCAATTATCGTAGGACTACCAATACTTGTTGTTGCTGATTGTCCTGATGGACTTAATACATCTGCAGGAGATAAAGAACCAACAGAAGTTGTTGCTGATTGACCAGTTAATAATATATCACCTTGTATACCCCAAGCGTCATCGTTCCAAGCTGCTCTACCCCAACCGGCATTAATTTCTGCAGATACTGTAACAGATCCAACGCTGGTTGTTGCAGAAAAACCTGAAGGAAAAACATCTATGTTAGCAAGTTCTCCCCAATTATTATCTCCCCAAGATTTACCGCCCCAACCTGTTCCTGGAAAAGCCTCCACTGTTCCTATAGATGTAGTTAATGCTGATGGCGCTGTTAATTGTATAGCAGTGTACTCTACACTCCAAGAATTAGAGCCCCATGATGAACGACCCCAACCTGATCCAGGAAAAGAGTCTGGTGTGCCTAAAGCAGTAGAAGCAGATATTCCTGTTACTGCAACAGTTGTACCATCTTGTTGTCCCCAAGAATTATTATTCCAAGGTAAAAGACCCCATGTATTCGCATCTGGAGTGTTTGCTGTGCCACCCATACCAGAGTGATTAGTACAGTAATAGTAAAGTGTAGGTGCGCTAGCTGCAACTGTAATTTGAGTATAAGCTCCAGAACTTCCTGGAGTTCCATTTGTGGTTACTCCTGTTGTATATTCTGAACCGCTATTATGTGTTCCATCGCTTGTTGTAGAAAATCTTAAAGGGTGATTGCTATTAGAACTGTCTGATTGATCAAATCTATAAATAAAATTTTCAGCTAAATTTACGGTATCTTGTTGTACACCATCGATAGCATATTTATTACCTGAATCGGTAGAAACTACCGTTACTGTAAAGGTTCTAGTAACGGACATTCCGCGTTACTCCTTTACGCTATACGAACAATAGCGTTAGATGCGTCTGCTGCTGGGAATTGAATTGTAAAAGTTCCACTCGTTACAGTTTTATCTGATCCAAAATCAATCGCACAGACTGCAGGATCACCGGATACTGAATCATTAAAAATTAAACAACCTCTTGCTGTAAAAGAGGCAGATGTAAAACTTGTATCTGCAAAATCACAAACTGCAGTTGTACTGTCAGCAACTGGTGTAACACTTGTAAGTGCATTTCCTTTTGCTGTGTATCCAGATCCCGATATTTCTTGAGTTGTAGTGTACGCTGTAGTTGAAGCTCCTAATGAAGCTGAACTTGTGTACAGAGCTAAGTTGAATGTATTTCCAGAAGACGCTGTAAAATCGTGCACTCCTTTTAAAATTTCTACTTTGAAACTTGTACAAATTGCTGATGTTATTGCCATAATTTATCTCCTACGGGTTTGCTGAAGTTATCGGAATACGAACAGTGCCATCAGTGTAGTCATCTCTTCGTCTTCTACCAACTTGCTCATTAGCAAACTTCTGTACCTCTTGTTTATATTTATTTTCGTAAAGTGTCAACATATCAATTGGACCTTTTAAAAAACCATAAGTTTCTGATAAACAACAATATAAAAGCCCATTTGGAAAATTAAGACTAATATAATTAGTATCATTATTTTCTAATAAAGCAGGGGCTGCATTATAATGCACTCTAAATTTGTAAGTATTATCAGGAACTGGTCCAAACATCATTCTTCCAGATGTAGTATCAGACTCTCCTGTAGCACCACCAAACATGGCATAATATTTAGGCTGCCCTCTTTTAGCTGATTCTGTTGAAGATACATATTCTTGAAGATATGTAATATCTTTTTTTTCCAACCAAACGTTAGCTCCAGTTGTAGCTGATGTTGAATCATAGACTTGTATACCTCTTATAAAAACGGCTCCTGCTGGAGCATTAATTGTTTCTTGTCCTGTAACTAAATTACCTGTCTGTTGTTTTCTATCAGCGTCAATCGGCACTTCTCTAAAAATTCTATACTGTGCATTTAAAATTATGTTTTCTAAAACAGCATCTGTTAAAACATTAGAATCTGTTTCAGTGTAACTTCTTATTTGTGTTTTTAATCCTGATGCACTTAATCCTGCCATTATGCGACTCCTGCTAATTCTCTACAAATAGAACAACTTTTT